CCAAAGTGAATTTGAAAATATCTACGGTTTACCTACAACCCCAGCAGAGAGATATTTTTACCACTCGGTAAGACCTCTCTTTAATTCACCAGCTAATATCTTAACATACAGATTACCGTATGGTGAAGGTAAAGGTAATGGCTTTGGTAATACATACGGTGTATTAGCATACCCATCTAAATCAATTAGCATCAGCCAAACAGGTCTCGGTGTAACTGCATTAAACGAAGTAGCAATTAGTTTAAACTATGACACAGCTGAATTAACAACTAATGGATTAAGTGGTGCTAATTTCTTATTACAAGGTTCATCTGGTAAAACATACAGTTTTGCATTCGGATTTGGTGGAGTAGCACCGGTACGATTACCATCAGCAACTGGTGCTCAATTATCTGCAAGCGTTACAGCAGGTGCAACAACACCAATAGCAACTATTTTAGGTAATATACCTACTGCATTTTCTAGTGTATCAGGTATCGGTAACGAGTTTAGAGAGATTGTAGTTAACGATAGTGTAGTAACATTTACATTATCTGGTCCTGTTAATACAATTCCACTTGGTACAGATGCAGAGGTAGAACAGTCGTTATTAGCCGGTCTTGATAATCCTGATGATGTTTATAGTGCTGCCCAAACATTAGGTACAACACCAGCAGGAGCTACTAACTTCGGAGATGTATTAAATACATTTAACGAACAAGGAAATGATGTATTGAGTATTCTTGGTAAACCAACACACTTTCAATTAACTCAAGAGCAATATAATAGTATTCAAACTGGTACTTCTTTTAGTTGGAGTAACTCTTCAACATCAAATTTCACTAATGGGTTTGATGATCTTGGTAAAGCAGCAATGCTTATATTGAATAAAGGTCAAACAACTATTGATCAAAGATTCCAAGGTTTTTATATTGGTGCTATTGATAATACAAATCTAAATGATGCAACAGATTTTGATGGTATTTTAACAGCTGAAACAGTAGCTCAATCAGCTGCATTTACAAATAATTATACTACATTACCTGGTCAAAGGTTAGATTTCTCTTTATCGTCAATATCTGATAATAATACAAGTACATTCGGTCAAGACACTGATAGTATTTCAGAAATCATGGAAAATCTTAATGATTTTGACATATCTACAGATCTTTTCGATGATACAATTTCACTTGGTATCTTCAGATTAAGACAATCACCATTTACAACAGATACCATCAAGTTAGGATTTACCTTAGCAGAAGGTTATGTTGGTACATTTGATTATCATCGTCAGATTCAAAGTCAAAACGGTGGTGCACCTATTAAGTTCTCTATTGAAACTAGAGAAGATCAATCACCAAACGTTCAAGTAATGGTTAATGAGTACCTTAGCCATAAAAACGGTGATACATATCTAAATATCGACGGGGTACCGACCAATAAGATTAGATTTGCATCTTCTAAAATTGATACAAATGCAACACCAGATCTCGAAGCTAGAACTTCTTACTTTAAGAACTTATCTGCAAGCTACGGTGCTCAAACTGGAGCACAAGCTCAGACATTATCTGGAGTCATTGAAAGCGCAGTAACGTTTGATGTTAAACCATCTGATAGCTTATACCCATTAGGTACATATGCTAATTCAAATGCACGTACTAAAGATATAGGTTCCATTCCACAAAAGCTTGATAGATTGTTTGATTCGGTTGAAAACCCTGATTTATATGAATTAGATCTTACAGTTGATGCTGGGTTAACTACTATTAATGCAGTTTCTGAATACTTAGAGCGTGGTGGTAAAGGTAAGTACTTCGATGATACAGTATCGGTATCAGCAATCGATGGTTTCTATACATCAAATATATTGAATATTAGTGAAGAAGCAACTGCATTCAGATCTGATTGGAAGACAGTGTTTGATAGATTTGCTCAGTTTGCTGAATTCAGAAGAAAAGATCACTTGTTTATTGCTGATTTACCTAGACATATATTCGTTCAAGGTTCAAACTTCAAAACACTTGATGATGATACGAAGAACTTCTCGTTAAATATCTCAAGTCCATTGAGAGCATTTACAGCTGTTACAAATACTAGTTACGCAACAACATATGCTAATTGGGCTCAAGTATATGATACAGGTTTAGATGACCAAACTTGGGCACCATTCTCAGGTTCAATTGCAGCAACCATGGTTAATACAGATTCTAACTTCCAGCCTTGGTACGCACCAGCTGGTTTTACAAGAGGTGTAGTAACCGGTGTTAATGACTTAGCATTGTATCCTAAGCAAAAGCAAAGAGATCAATTGTATAAAAATTCTATTAACCCAATTGCATTCTTTCCGAATGAAGGTTATGTAATTTTCGGTCAAAAAACGTTATTGAAGAAGCCAAGTGCATTCGATAGAATTAACGTACGTAGATTATTCTTATACTTAGAAAAAGCTACAGCACGTACAGTTAAATACTTTGTATTTGATCCTAATACGTTGTTGACGAGAACACGGGTAATTAATACAATTCAACCTATATTTGAGAATTGTAAGAATACAGAAGGTGTTTATGACTACTTGCTAGTTTGTGATGAAAGAAATAACACTCCTGATGTGATTGATCAAAATGAAATGGTAATTGATATTTACCTCAAGCCAGTTAGAGCAGCTGAATTCATCTTAGTGAATTTCTACGCTACTAGAACAGGTGCAAATTTCAACGAACTAGTTTAGAATCTTAAAATAGTATAGCAAAAACCCTCTTTCTACCAGAAAGAGGGTTTTTTATGTTTAAATACAGTGCAATGTAAATAAATATTATTATGGCTGATAGTAGACTTACAGATTTACCAAATTTAACGACACCAAATAGTGATGATGTTTTATATATTGTTAATGTAACGCAAGATTCGTCAAATAAGATAACGTATGCAAATCTAGTTACAAATACTATTGATTCGTTAAGTGCTTATCTAGATAGTATTAATATACCTTCTATTAATGGTCTTTTTACAGATGTAGCTAATTTATCTGTAACTCAATTAACAAAAGCAAATCAAACAGATTTAAATACAACTAATACAAACTTAAATACACTTGAATCTAATGTTTTAGTATATTCAAGTCAAACAACTAAAAATGCTGGTGATATAGTAGCCTTATCAGGTTACATTGACGGTAATGCGTCAATATCTGATCTAAATGCAACTAATACACGCGTTGATGAAGTATCAGCATCGGTATTAACAAAAGCTAGTCAAGCTGATCTTGCGCTAAAAGCTAGTCAAAATGATTTAAACGCGTTAGGAACTAATGTAAATATAATATCTGGAGATGTTTTAACAAATTCAGTAATTATAGCCAATAATGAGTCGCGTATTGATATTGCAGAAGATGATATTCTAGAAAATACTCAACGCATTTTTACACTTCAATCAGAAACTCCTGACCTTACTTCATTTCTTACATTACAGGATACTGTATCTACTAATGATGATCGACTTGAATTTGCATTAGATTCGTTTAGATATTTAGCTGCTGCACCGTTAGATTTTACAATTGCAAGTATGGGTAATATAATTTATAAATATGAGATACCTACATTTATATACGGTCCTTTATCAGCTGATGGGTTTTCTACCGCGTATGCGAATATAAGTTCATATATTCCAGCGAATAATACATGGAAAGGTTTACAAGCCACAGCATATGTAGTTGAAAAAAATATAATTGAAGTATCTATATTTAACCCTACTGCTGGGGTAATTGTAATTTCCGGTGCTGATATATGTTTAAGAGGTGATGGTAGAAGAGTCACTTGGTTATCTGGAGCTGGTGGTAGTTGGTATGGTAATATTCCAACATCTCCAGCTACTCCTGTTTAAGATTAATATAATAAAATAATTTTATTGCAGAAAAACAACGTTTATTTGAATAAATAATTATATGGCTGACGTTAGACAAACAATACAAGATTTTTACACACAAGCGCAAGTTAAAGACTTTGCAAGAACTAACCTTTTTAGAGTATTAGATATTAGCTTAGGCGGTACTGATGTTTCTTTTGAAGAGAGTGATATGGTATATGCAACAACAGCAACTTTACCAGGTAAGAGTATTACAACAATCCCAGTACCTTATATGGGTCTAAACTTCAACGTGCCAGGTAATGTTCAATACGATGGTAGTGAGGCTTATCAAATTAATTTCCGTTGTGATGAAAAGTATGATTTAAGAAATAAATTTCTTCAAGTAGTTGCAGATACTTTCGATGATGCTGATTCAACAGGTAATTATTTTACACCTACTGCTGATTCAGTTATTGATCTTGTTCTTTTAGATAAAGAAATGAATAAAGTAGATCAATACCAGTTAGTTGGTTGTGCAATTAAATCAGTAGGTCCAATGACCTTTGATGTAACTGCAGCTGGTACAGAACAGAAGTTTGATGTAACATTATCGTATCACTATTTTAGACAGAGAAGTTAAGTAAAAAAGTATTACACCCGGATTGAGAGTTTATATTCTTAATCCGGGTTGTCTATGTATAAATATAAGTATATGCCTGGTATATTAAATTCAGTAAATAATGCTATTCAAGGAATCTCTAATAAAGCAAATAATTTATTTGGAGGTTCAGTATCCCAACCAGGTCTATCTTTATTAGGTACCAATTTACCCTTCGTGCCTTTAGTTAGCTTTAGGGATAACTTTATAGAAAGCCTAGATCAGTGGTCTAACTCTATACCTTTAGATACTCAATTCATCGTGATGTTTGATAGCTTCCCTCAAGGTGTCTCTACTAACGTTATTCAGAATCTTGAACCTATAGTTCAGAGTACAGGTTTTGATATTAATCTACCAAAAGGTATACTTACAAATTTTAAAAATCAAGGAATGGTAGGTTGTATATTTGCTACTGGGTTTAATTTAGCTGGTGAAGAGTTAGATTATCAAGATGCTAAGATACCAAATAATAGAGGTTTCATACCCGGTACGGTATTATCAAATAGAAAAGCTTTTGCAAATAATACATTAACTTTAGAATTTAGAGAAACAAATACATCATTTAATGATTTTGTTATCCGACCATGGGTAATACTTGCAAGTCATTACGGTTATGTTGCCAGAAATTTATCAGATCCAATTGAAGCTCTTAAAAATGTTAAGACTAACGTGACAATCGTACAATATGCAAAAAGTGATGCAGGTCTATCGCAAATTCCTAGAAAAACATGGAGATTTTATAATGTAGTACCTGTCCAAACTTCAACAAGAGATGCTAATTATGGAACATCCGATGCAGTAAAAACTATCGATACATCGTGGGTATATGATAAATATGAAATACAATCTAATTTATATTTGAATATACCTGATTTACTCAAAACTTTAAACCCCTTTAAATTTTAACAAATGGATACTTTAGCCGAATCACTACTACTTTTAACAAAAACGAACTCCAAAGTAGTAGATAAAATTAAAGAGGTAGATGCAAAGATTGATTCTGTTATTATAAGCAGTAAACAATCCCCTAAGACTGCAGATAGTAAAGGAACAGCATCAAAGAAGAGTACAACTATCCAACCTGGTGTTAAAGTTAAAGCAGATGCAATAGATAAAAAGATTGTTTCTACTGTTGAAAAACCTAAAACTGTAATTATTTCTGATTTTACTAAGGAAGCGTTAACCGATTTAGCAGGAATTCTCGGTAAACGACCTGCACCTAAAGAGACAGAAGATAGTGGTGAACCACCAAAGAAAAGTAAAGCAGCATCGAAAATTATAGGGTATCTAGCTGCAGCAGCTGGTGCGTATGCTATTATTAAAAACTTTAAAATAGAAAATATACCTGGTTTAATAAAAGGGTTACAAGGTGCACGTAAATCTGTTACAAAATTAAAGAATAGGTTTAAAACTGGGGTTGATAAAATGAAAAACGGGGTTAAAAATGTTAAATCATTTTTTACTAAATCTAAAAATGCGATAGGAAATATGATACCTAAAAACTTAAAAGCATCAGTAACAAAAAGTGTAGATGCTGCTAAAGGTGCAGTTAAAGATTTAGGTAGTAAGATAGGATCGGTAGCAGACGACGCTATAAACGGGTTGAAAAGTCAGATGGATAACGTCGCGACGAAAATGGGAACTTTTGCTAAAAATCTTGGATCCGGTCTTAAAGGTATTGTCGGTAAAGTTGGTGGTATGGTAGGGTTAGCGGACGACGGAGCAAAATCTCTTGCAGCTGCTACAACACCTAAAGCTTCAACACCTAAAGCTTCAACACCTAAAGCTTCAGCCCCTGCTCCTGCTCCTAAAGCTGCTCCTCCTAAAAAGTTAAACTGGTTACAACGTAAAGCCGCTCAAGCTAAATCTACACTAAAGAGTGTCGGTGGAGCAGTTAGTAATGTAGCGAGTAAAGCTAAAAACGTCGTTGTTGAAGGAGCTACTGCAGTTGGTAATGTCGTTGTTAAAGGAGCTACTGCAGTTAAAGAAGGCGGAGTTGCTGTTGCAAAAAAAACTTTTAAAGCTGGTGTTAAAGCCTTGGGTGGTGCAGCTAAAGTTGGAAAAGTTGTATTAAAATCTCCTTTTTTAGCACCAATTGTTGAAGGAATTTTTACCTACAAGGATATAACAAAAGCAATTGAAGAATATAAACAGGGTGAAATAGATAAAAAAGAGTTAGATAAGAAAGTTGGTGATCGATCAATTAAAGGAATTGGCGGTATTATCGGTGCAGCTGTAGGTGGTACACTCGGTGCTGCAGCATTAGGAACGTTATCTTTCGGATTAGCTGCACCCTTAGGAGCTATACTCGGTGGGGTTGGTGGAGACATGGCTGGTAGATTCTTAGGTGGTGTTATTGCAGATGTTATTGGTAATAAAACTGATAAGTTCGGTGAAGGTATAGTAGATAGTAAATTCTTTAGAAATAAAATGATGGCAGAGCCATCTGAAGGACAAGCACCTGAAGGTGAATCATCTGAAGGTCAAGCACCTGAAGGTGCAGCACCAGTTCAATTAGACGCACCAATACCAATTGAAGATGGTATTATTACAAAAGCTGGTCAATTGATAAAACCTCATGCTGAAGACTTTTTATATGCCATGAAAGATGGAGGACCTCTAGTTAATGCAATGTCTGGAGATAATAAAGCAACTGAAAAAAATAATGAATTATTGTCTGATTTTAAAACAAATAGTCATAAAGCATCGATAAAGCAAATAGAATTATTAGAAAAGAACAACAGTTTACTTACAATGTTGCAGAGTAGTATTGTTGAGTTGAATAGTAATGGTAGTGGATCTAAGCCTAGTAATATCGTAAGTAGTAGTAATAGTAACGTAACAAATGTAAATTTTAAGAGTCCTGGATTACGTGATATTCAACTAAGTTATGGCTGATTTTAGATATATAGATATACAATTTTTAGATAAAACCCATACAATTAAAGAATTATCGTTTGTAGAATTTAAAAATTTTCTTAAAAGAATATATAGCTCAACAGATATAATAATTACATTTAATGAATTAATAGCGCATTGTTATAAAGGAGATAATAAATTAAATTATGTTGAAAAAATACTTGTCTTGCTGAATATTCGAGGTCTTATATTTGGTAATGAAGTTACATTTGTACAAAACGAAAAAAATATAGTTATTAATATACAAGAAATTATCGATTCTTTTAATATAAAGTCTAAAGAAATTAAACATCAGATAGGTGATAATATATATACATTTAATTATATTTTTGACAATCATATACCAGAAAATAAACTTGAGTTTATATCTAATAGTTTAATAAAGATTAATGATATAGACGTGACTAATATCTCCGATAAAAATGAACTTATACCAGCATGTAACTTTAACGAGCTATACGATTTAATATACAATAACTTTTATAATGGTAATTTTTACATTAAAAAGCTAGATTATGATATAAATTTTTCGAGTATTTATACATTTTTAGAAAGTATTTTTAAAAGCGATTTAATGGGTCTATATGAAATGGAATATAAATTACGAGAGGTTTTAAATTTTAATACATATGACTTAGAAAATATGTCATTACCCGAGTGTAAAATGTTTATGAATTTTTACGTAAGAGATCAAAACGATAAAGAAAATAATTGATTTTTAGCATCCCTGTATTATATAATAGTATGAGTAGTGTTAATGAAATTCTTAACGATCTAAATTCGTTAAAATCTGATATACAGGTTTATATACCTTCAATTAAAAGTAATAAAAAAACAAAAACATTAAATTTAAAACAGCAAAAGGAATTGCTGGATAATTTATCTGAATCAAATTTAAGTCTTTTAACGTTTTTTAATGATGTATTTGAAATTATTAATGCAAACTGTTCAGATGATAGCAAAGTTATTAATGTAATTGATAGACCTAATATATTATTATCGTTGAGATGTGATGTAAATAAAATCTATGAAGAAGTAAATCTAGAAGAATTACTTAAAAGAAATAAAGATATCCCTTTACCAGATTTATCTAAACAAATTGAAACAGAACATTTTGTATTTGATGTTTCTTCACCCAGTATTCAAAGAGACTATAATGTTAACTCGTATCTTGTCAATACATATAAAAATGAAGAAAAAATACTTGGTAAGTTGTATATAAATGAATTATCAAAATTTATTAATAAGATTAAATTTAAATCTAGTGAAAAGGTAATTGATTTTGATAATGAATCAAACGGTAATAGATTTAAAATCTTAGAAAATATGCAATCATCAAATTTCCAAGAAATTTATAGCTTTATTAACGATATACGAGATAAAGAAGTTGAATACCTAACATTAGATGGTACGCAAATTGATTTAAGTCCTGAATTTTTTGTATTGTAGAATTTACAGACCGTAACAGTAAATTTGCTATTAAATATTATTAATGGCAAACAATTTATGGAGTCTAGTATTTGGTCAGGATGGTACCTTACCCGTGTTAATTAGGAACGGTTCTAATGTACAACCTGATCAGATAAATTATATAACAAATACTGTATATAGCAATTTGAAAACATATGCAGATGATATTAATGTTGTAACAGATTTTCCATGGACAAAAAGTCCTAAATCAAGTCGTCTAGACGTTCCACGGTTGGTTCTTAAAGAAAAGAGAATTAAAACTAATAGTACTATTAGTAATTTTGCTTATTCTGTTAACACTATAACTGATATTGCTAAGTCATCTGGTAAGATTGCATCAGCTTTTGGTGATAAAATTGGATCTGGCAGTGAAAATGTAATTACCAAAACAGCTGCCGGTGTAGCCGGTGCGGCTGGTGCAGTTATATCTGAAACAGCAACTGTTATTGAAGATACAAGCAATGCTTTACTCAATGCAGTTGCAGATGATTTTGAAAGTTTTGGTGATAATAGCGTTTTAACTCCATATAATGGGTTATATAGACTTGAAAAAACGGGATTTAAATATATATTACCGTATATGGATGATGCTTATAGAGCAGTTAATACATCATTAGGTGACGCACAGCAGGAAAATATTGCATCATCAGCATTAGGTATAGCAAGTGATATAGGTGCGAAAGCCGCAGGAGCATTATTTGCTTTAAGACCTGGTGTTTATATAGAAGAAGCAAAACAGTTTGCAATGACTCAAGAAGGTCGATCTATCGAGATTTCATTCCCACTCCTAAATACTGGTAGTTATGAAGAAATTACCCGTAACTGGCAATTGATATATGGTCTGGTATATCAAAATAGACCAGGTAGAATTACAAAAACATTAGTAGATATTCCAGTTATGTATGAAGCATCTATCGAAGGGATGTTATATATGCCTTATTCATACATAACTAATATAAGAGTCGATTTCATGGGTAATAGACGCACAATGAACGTTGATATGCCTGTTATTGGTTCAAGTGAAGGCGGGGCTGGTGAAACCAGAAAAATCAATACAGTTATACCAGATGCATTTAATGTGAGTATTACTTTGCAAGGATTAAATGATGAAACAAGAAATTTCTTATATGAAAGTATATCACCCGGAACCGTTACATCAAGAATGAGCGATGAATCAGCTAATCAGGCCGCTGCTGATGAATTAATATAACCTTATAAATATTTAAACTACTATGGACGGACAATACCAAAATAATATAGATGAATTACCTAATTTAGAAGACTATAGGTATGAAAATATATTCAAAATATACCAAAAAGGTGATAAAGATTTTTATTATTATAATATTTTAAAAAAAATTCAAATACCTGATGATGTATCTGGAAAGTTAATATCAAGTGTTAAACTAGATCGAAATATACCTCTTACGACGTTATCATATAACTTGTATGGTACAACACATTTATGGTGGTTGATATTAGTTGTTAACAAAATTCAAAACCCGGTTAAAGATCTACCAGCAGGTTATGATATAAAGTATGTAAAGAGAAACTACATACCAGTAATTATGAGTTCTATTACCAATCAATTACAATGAGATTTAACAAAACAATCGATTCAATATTCAAGGAAGATAGTGGATTTACAGCCAGGATAGATCAACAAAATTATATTTTTAAAACTATCTTTTTTAACCCGGATGATAATATGGTCCCACTTCCTCAACAATCGTTAGAAACGTTAATAGTTGAAGATAATATATTCGAACCGTTTAATAAAGGTTCTATCATTTTTAAAAATAATCAAAATGCTTTTGAAAGATTTACATTAACAAATCAAGATACTGAGTTTCAATCTAATAAAGAAACTAAGTTTGGTAGTTATAATTATAGAGGTGATGGTAGAGATTTATTATATTTGGAAATAAAGCCAACTGAAGGTGATGATACAAAAATGAGTGATGATTTTTATAAAGTATTCGGGTATAAAAATACTTTTTGCATATATGATGAAGCAAATGTAATTGAAGCAGATAAAGACAATACGTATAAAAAATATGATTTTTACGATTTTGATGAACAACTTTTAAAAGAAAAAACATTATTTTTCTCTAGTGTTAAAGTAGGTACACCAAATATAGATACTATACTTAAAAACAATAAAGACCGTGAAGCAAATACAAGTGATTGTATTAGAACAATATTAAAGGATGGTCTATTTGAAGATGATGAAAGCCAAATATTTGAATTTGATGATAATAAAAATATTGTAAATTTTGAAAATGGGTTAACTGATATATTTTATACCTCACCACCTAATAATAGTGCTTATGATGATTTAAAATATATTTTAAAAAATCATGTAAGTGGTGAACCTGGTTATGATTTCTCTTTTCTTAAAAAGAATAATTTTACTGGTAAATTCTATTTACAGAGTTTAAGTGAAATATATAAAAAAGCATTTAATCAAGATTCAAACTCACCAGGTGAATACCTGTTAGAGCAAATTACAATTACAAACGCAGGTGATACATCTAATGATATTACACAAACTGCTGATAAATCTCCTTTAAATACACCAGGTTTTGGTGAAAAGAGTACAGCAATAAATTATAAATTTTTTAATACTTCTGCAATTGTAAATACTAAATCTGTAAATAGTAAAGCTGTTCATTCATATGATAACTCAAAGAAGCAATTCCAATTAGAAACTTTTAAATCAAATATAGAAAATGCTAAAGAGACATTTGATTCGTTATACGTAGACGGTAAAGTAAAAGGTAAAGATAATAACCCGTACCCTAATATCATTTTAAATAATTCTAAAATACAAAATTTTAATTATGAAAATACATTTTCATTGTATGGAGATAATGAAAATATTAGATTAACTCAAGGTGTTAATAAATTACTTAAAAGTGCGTTTTTAACAAATATTGGCGTCGAAATATTTATAAAAGGGCAGACTTTTAGAAAAAGTGGGCGATTCTTTACATTAGACAGAGCAGAAAATTACCCAGATAATGTACTTGACAAAAAAATGTTAGGTACATATTTAATACTTAACGTTGAACATATAATTAACGGTGATAATACATATTTAAATAAAATTATCGGCGTTAAAACATATACATACGAAGATCTTAAATTTACCCAAAACGTGTTATGAGTTATAAGAAGACAACATTACCTGATTATTTAGATACAATTATACTACAAGATGTAGATTTTTATAAAGAAAATACTAATCTAATGGAAGTATTTGAAAATTATCTTGAAGAACTACAATTTAATATTGATTACGAAGAGAGTAAAAGTTCTGGAGATTTTTTTGGTAGAGTATCTCAATTATATAAAAAATTAAATGATGATGATTTTAAGATAGGTAATAAGCAGATAGATATTATTAATAAAAATTATTATATAGAAAAATATCAATCATTGTTTACAAAATTTAAAAAATCGATTGAAAAATTAATAGATCAAGGTGATAATATATACTTTAAAAATTATTCAGATGATATAGGTATATTAATAGATAGTACATGTGTTATGGATACTGCTATATCTCCATTTTATGATAAATTTTATGAAGATCAAACTATAATACCTTTATCTTTACCATCTACCGTTTTTAATAAAGTTACAACAGATAATAAAATATTACAACAAACATTTTCATTAATGGTTGATTCACTAATGAAAGTGAATTTAAATGGTATTATAACCGATGATGATGATGTTTATATCAATACAACTTCTCATGGTACAAATTTAGCATCAGATTACAGTTATTATAATAGATTATTCTTATATAAAGAACCTATTAGACAATCGACAATTCAGATACTAAAAGGTCTTGGTGATTATATCTTTTTTATTAAAACGTTAAATAGAAGAAATGATAATGCAGATGTTGCACAATTTTTTAAATTTAAGATAGATATTGAAGAGCAGGTCCAGCAGCTTGATATATTACGTAATAGGTTATCATCTGGGACCGTATCAACAGCATCATTATCGTCTAACGATTAA